CAGATATACCGACCTGTATACTAAGGATAAAGGCGTAGCTGTAAGCACGGGACTTATTGATTTAGATACAAAGCTAGGCAGTGGACTATTCCCTGGAGACCTTATAATCGTGGGGGCTAGACCAGGCGTAGGCAAGACAAGCCTGCTAGAGTGTATATCCAACCATATAGGACGACAACATAATGTCCTCTTCTGTAGTGCTGAAATGAATGTTGAGGGTTTGAGTGACAGGGACGTGGCCGGTGTGATAGGCATACCAGTAGGACAGGTCAGGCAAGGTGGCTATGAAGAGGGAGTTTATCAGAATATAATTGATAAGGCGATCCCTTACATTTCAGAATTGAATATATATCACATGGACATTACTAGGACCTACCAACTTACCACAGCAAACGTATATCAGGCTGCATTTGAACTGCACGCAAGACATGGACTGGCTCTTGTGGTAGTTGATTACTTGGGGATACTCAACGATAGGTTTGGCAATAATAATAATGACCGCATAGGTTATATCACAAGAAACCTGAAGCAGATGGCTATGACACTTGACATTCCAGTGCTGTGTGCCCACCAACTTAACCGCGCACTTGAAGTAAGGGACGAGAAGCGTCCTCAACTGCATGATTTGAGGGATTCGGGTAATGTAGAACAGGATGCAGATATAATTCTATTTATCTACCGGGAAAGCTACTATAACCGGGGAAGCGATAGCAAGGTAACAGAAATACTGATAGCGAAACAGCGCCAGGGTCCATCCGGCAAGGGAATAAAAGTTTTGTGGGATGATGTTGCTCAGACCTACCGTAATATGGTTCTGTGAGATGATAAAGGGTGAGTCAGTCTGTGTTGACGGGGAGAATTACAGGAGAGTGAAGTGAAACCTTATCAGGCAATATATGCTGAAAGGAGAGGAGAATGATATTAGCCAGTGCTGTAGAACTTGCCAGATTTGCGGAGAAGAATAATTGGCTCTTGATAGAGAAAAGTGGTGAAGAAGACTTGAAGATAGAGAATGATTATTTGCGCTACCTAACACCACAGGGAAAAACAGTTGTTGTAAACTTCTGGATAACTGGTGGTAGTATTAAGCAGATTTGCACGATGTAGAGGGGTTTAATCTAGCGCAATGCAGTAGCCAATCAGTTATGAAGTTAGACCTATAGGAGGGTAAATAATGGAATTGTTGACACCAGAGGAAATAGATATATGCTATGAGAAATGGTTTAGAGAAACTGACAATTGCAATGTATCAAAGGAATTAGGCAATACCTTTTCTCTAGCTATAGCCAAAGCCCAATTAGCCAAACAGCACAGTGTACACATAATTAAAGGACATGAACACACAGAGGAATTTACTCAGCCCAGGAGTAGACCTGACAGGGGGAAGATAGAACTGTATGAGTGCCAATTTTGTGGTGCGTGCTATGTTCCACCAAACTTAGAGGACAAGGATTTGAGGTGGCACGACTGGTATTACTACAAAAAGAATTGTCAGGCACTCAAGTTAATAGCTGACCAAATCATAGCCCTCTTTGATGTAGAAGAGATAGAGAAGGCTGAGAGGGAGAGGATAATAACTGAACTTTTTGCTTGCTTGCAGATAGAAGATGCTGAGATTTTTGATAGCGGCTATGGTGAAATGATTGTGAAATGCCTATTCTATTGCGCAGAAGACTCAGAGCTATGGCGGTCTCTGAAGGAAGGGAAATGATGACTGAGGAAGAAGCAAAGGAATTAGCAGAAGCACACTGGAAATGGCTTGAGTCATTGCTTCATAAGATATTTGTGGATGCTATGGTTCACGGTATCAAGCATGGGCAGGAGACTAAATAATGAAAGTACGAATTGACAAGTTGGATGTCTTATTCTCACAGTATATTAAGTTAAAAGCTGGTGGGCTTTGTGAGTTTTGTGGTCAACCGCCTAAATCCCAGTATGGCTATCACTGTCATCACGGGGTAGCTGGAAGGCGCTACTTAAATACACGATGGCTAGAGGATAATTGCATAGCTGCTTGTAACGGCTGCCATAATTTCTTAGGTGACTTCCCTGGTATTAACGCTGACTTTTTCAAGAAAAGAATAGGAACCAAACGCTATGAGGAGCTAGAGATAATTGCTCGCACATATAGGAAGATGACACCAGAAAGAAAAGAGGAAATCAAGCTAGACCTTAAAGAAAAGATTAAACAAAGCCTTCATAGCCTCTATAGTTCTTCTAGTTGGGTATAGGGGAGTGCAGAGTAACCTTTACTAGTTGAGCAGACGTAAAAGCCAGGATAATCGCCAAGAATACGTAAGCATTTTCTACAATAACCAGGACCTAAGTCTTCAAGGGTGCCTTCTATCTCAACTATTTCTTCGTGCCCATTGTAATCAGAACCGAACCAACACTGACAATAGGGACATTGCAATTCCATTGTCCCACCTCGCCACAGGTACTTCTTCCCTATTTCTATTTCAGGTATTAAATTCTGCATTATCCCTCTCCTGCTAATATTCTGAGTTCTTGCCTATACCTCTCAAAACCTTGTTCTTTTGCCATACGGATATTCTCCACCACATCAACATAGCCAACAAAGGGATTAGGCAGCTCAGTAGCCTGTCTTACTGCATCCTTTAGTTGCTCTTGGGCTATGTTTCTTCCATAAAGAATACACTTTGCTACTAACTGTTTTTCTTCCAAAGAAAGTAATGCGGCTATGGCATCATCAGGCTCTGCAAGATATTCCTCTACCTGCTCTTTACTTGGAGCGCAAGCATCCTGTGCCTCTTCACTCAATGTTTTTATCATTTTAACCTCTCCCTTTAATCTGGTCTGCAAGTTCCTGGCTAATCGGCTCCATTTCTTCAGGTAAGTATGCCGGCACTCCGTGTTCCCATAGTAGCTGTTTTATATTCTTAGCTATCAAATTGAACTCGGTATAGTTACAACTGTGCCCTGTGTATAGTTTATCCTGGCTAAACATCTCTTCTTCAGCTTCTAAGTCTGTGCCACAATATTCACATAGGCTCATCGTTTTCTTCCCTTTGTAGATTCCAATTATCTATATCTTTGAGTTCACATGTGGGCTCCTCTTTCATAAGATTTACCCACTGATTGTGCCCTTTTTTGGCTTCTTCACTCGACTCATACTGGCTAACTATAACCCACTTCCCTTCGACTGATTGCCTCAGTATTCCTGTTTCCCATACTCCAGTATCGCTAGGAATACATGTATCAATGGTTATATCGCCTATCTCATCTGTTAGAGCCTTATCTCTTCCTGAGACATCCTTCCCTAGAGCGTTATCTTTTATCATATCCACTACCGATAATGCTCCTATCAGGGGATTAACTGACGTTACTTTCTTCCCTATTGGTCTTTCCATAGTTCCCTCCTTAATAAATTCTCTTATCCTTGAGCCATTCAGCAATAGCTCCCAGGCAAGCCCATACAATAAATATTAGAAGTAATATCAGGAAGCAGATACATCCTGTCAGGTCTTTAAGGATGTTCACTTAATATTACTCTTTGTTTTTTCTGTCAGCCTTAGTAACTTCTTAAAATCATAGAGTGTTGACCAACTATCCTCTTTCACATCTTCAACCAGCCACTTCTGGTCTGTGCTATGGTCATATCTGCCAACAAGAGGCTCTCTATCATAATAGAAACAATAGTCACCAGAGTGGGCATAATCCCAACCATACCAATAGTATCCTTCCGGCCAAGCACCTTTACCCTCACTGCTGTATGTTAGTCCTCCGTGAGCACAAACAGGCAAATCGTCATAGTTATGGCCCGCAAGTGGATGAGCTATCGGGATGCCTATATAGGCACATAGACTGACAGGACCACGCATTATGATAAACCTAATGCCTTCATCAAACTCATCGTATAGAATATTGCCACTCTCTTTTGCCATCAATTGCTCCCAGTCCATTTGGTCTTTCTTTACTTTATCGTTCATACTAACCTCCCTTCAATTACTCCATGCTGTTGACTCTTAACAGGTTTAGCTCTCTTGTTAAAGTGCTTGAGACAGTAAGGCTTATGGTTTATCTGCCCGGATACGGCACTCGGCTTTTTACCACAGTCTGAGCACTTCATTTTTTGTATTCTCCCTCAGCGCGTTTTAAGGACTGCTTCGCCACACGCAATTCAGTTTCTAGTTCCATACAACGCCAGTTAAGTGTCGTTAGGCATTGCTGGGGGGTATGGCCTGGGTGCTCTGTAAGAAAAGGGTCATCAATATAGTGAGTTCCACAAAGGTGGCAAATCTTATCCATTATTTCTCCTCAAATTTAGCTAGTGCTTGTTCACGAAGTTTAGTAACATCTTTAAGAGCCTGATTGTAGCCATCATTAAAATGTCCTCGGTCGTTCATCCACTTCTTAGGAATATCACCGCCAGTATACGCAGCATCAGCTAGGATTGACTTTGGTTCAGGTAACTGCTTCAAAGCCTCATACATATCTGATATGCTTTCCATATCCCTTTAGTATACATAGTTACCCTCCTTACTTTAGTCCTCTTATAGCCTTGAAGAACGATGGTAAACTAAGCTTATCATCATTAAAGCCTAGTTTATAGCAGTTCTTGCCATACTGTGTCACTAGTGGACAGTGATTACAGGTCGCCATGCCTTCCTTAGACTGAGAGTACTCACACAGAGGACAGTCACCCCAGTAGTCCTTATTTACCCACTTCTCATCAGCAGGCGTGCGAAGAAACTCTGTCTTACTCAGTCCTGACTCTTCAATCTCCCTCCAAAGCTCCTTACACTCTTTGATAGCTTGTCTCTTGTTCATGTTACCTCCTTCCTTAATCCAGGCCTCACCTCTTTGTTTGATGGCATCTAGTATCTGCTGTGCATTCTTTTTGTTTCTTTTCCGCCAGAAGAGGGGCTTAGGGTCAAGGTAATAATCGTTGTATTGAGCACAGATGTCAGGGTATAGAGGACAGAAGGATTCGCAAATCGTATTACCTTCTATTCCTATTGTAGGTTTGCGACCAAGTGTTCTTGCTGCATATTCACAAAACCCGCAGTTATCGCTTTCTCGCCCCTTTCCGTTTGCAAATGCCTCCCACTTCTTAGTGCTCATTTCCACGGCGTCCTTCTTACTAAATGTCATGTTACTCTCCTTTAATTAGAATTAGCCTTTAGATAGTCCAGCCAGTACCACCAGGGGGCTTTGTATTCTGGTGAACTTAGTAACTGGTAAAGGTAAAAGAGTTTATTCCTTTTCTCTGCTGCTTCTTTCAAGAGGTCTAAGTATGTGGTCTCTTTCATATCCGCTAAGCCTCTCTGTTTATTCTGACAACTTCCTTGATGATCCCCCGCGCTTTCTTGTCGCCTGACTGGACCCTGACCTGTAGCTTGTTGTTTACAAGCACCTCAATACCCAGGCTGTCAATCTCCGCTTGGGTATGGTCGTTCTTGTGCTGCTCTAACCATGAGCGACCGCATAACGGCTCATACATAGGCTTCACCTCTTCTTCCTGAGTCTATCTAGCTTTCTGAGATGGACTGGCCGGGGCCTTCGCTGTCCATGTTCCCACTTGGATACCGTGTCTTTACAAACACCCATTATCTTAGCAAACTCTGGCTGTGTTAGCATGCGCTTCTTCCTGAGTTTCTGTATCTCTTTTGGTGTCATCTTACCTCCTTTAGTGTCCTGATGGCTGAGTAGGAGCTATGTTTTATTTTACCTTGCTTTAATTGGTTCGTTGACGGCTATTGTATCATCTGGGTCTGGTAGAGGGAGGAGACCTATCCTAATTACATTAGCTAGTCCCCGGTGGTGTTTCTCAATAATGCCCTCAGCTATCTTCCAAGCCTCGTGCCTGGTTTCTGCTTGAATGGCGAAAACTATTTCTGTCTCCCACTTTTTCAAGTCTTACTCCTTCCGCTCCTACCCAACCATCAAGATATTAAATTGTTAAGGTGCTGGTATATCGTTTCGAGCTTCGTTGGCTACCTCAGTAAATATTGCTAGCTTTGCCAATTTCTGTAGTTTTGCCTTGCTCTTGTAGCGTCTGCGCAAGTAAAACTCATTGCGCCTTGCTACTTCATCGGTAAACTTAATTGTCAGTATCATTCCTCTCTTACCTCCTGCCTGGCTTGCTGGGGCTGGGGTCGGTAGGTACCCCAATCGGGCTTACTCTTGCTTTTCAGCCGTCTGTACAGTCCCTTCTACTGCCACCCCAGCAAGCCAAAGGGCAGTCTGTCAGTAGGTTAGGTTCATCTGTACCTATAATATTTATCCCAGATTTCCTCAGCCGTCTCATCATCCCAATCGTTCAATCTACGTTGGTTTTCGAAATCATCTTCTGAACCTTGCTCAATCCCTCGTGGTGCGCCTTCACATTCAAGGGCATGCTCAGTATAGTGACAATCGTAATAGCTTTGACATCTACCACAGTATCCAGCCATGTTTGCCTCCTTTCTTCTGTCAGAATGTGATTGCTTTCATTGTCTACCCTCCTTTACTTGGTTAGCTATGGTTGTTTTCCCAAACGCGGCTAAGATTTTTGACACCCTTAACCGATAGACGGGTACCAGTACCTCTTAGCTTCACAATCCAATTGTATTTACTCACCTGTATTACTATGTGTCCCTCTCCCCGGAGATTCGCGACTATTACTTCCGATGGTTTCATTGTCTACCCTCCTTAATGTGATACGATTAGCTGATTGGTTGCCAGAATCTTGATGCTGATTCTATGAAATTGTAGTTACCTATATTAACTTGGACTCTTTGGTAATAGTGGTCAATATTGGGAGCATATAGGATATTGTTAACAAACCCTTGCTTGCCATGATTTTTGCTTTCTGGGCACTCAAACTTTAATATCTGCCCTGGTCTGTAAATAGGCTCTCTTATATCAAACTCACTAGGTATGTCATAGGGACTCTGGTATACTTTGTGTTCACTAATCTTTTGTGTCATTCCTCTACCCTCCTTTAACCTTAGTCTACTATCAGTCTACCATACGTCTACTAGCCTGTCAACCCCCGAAACACCCAAAACCCTAAGCATTTTTGCCTATCTTTTAGACCACTAATCAACCCCTGTTTATTGCGTTAAGGATACCATTAAAAAGGATGGTATATTTCTTTCCCAGCTTCTTGCCGTACTTCTCAGTGAAGTAGTTAATTATTTCAGGGTCGTATGGCCCGCACTGTAGTTCCTCTTCGTAGGCTGTGATTACACAACCCAGGCTATCCTCTATGGCAGCCCTGTCCTTTGAGAACTCAGCCTCGCTATAAGCAGGTGTATCGGCTTGGCGATAAGGTTTCTGCCGCTCATACTCTGATTGATACGCCATATAGTTTGAGATATGAATAACGCCGGTGTCGTCAATCCGTATCATATTCTCATCAATTGCTTTAGCAATGAATCTATCAAGCAAAGAGCGCTTGATGTTGAGCTGGTTAGCAATGAAATCAAGGGGCAAAGGACGGCCATCATTATCACATATCGCCCCATCTTTTTGAGCTTCTCCCGCTAAAGCGAGAAAATCTGCCCAAACTCCCCGCTCTTCTGCTTTCAGTTGCCAGCGTATAGTTCCGTGCAACCATCCAGTGACATATAGCTTTATCCATCTCTTCTTCCAACTACCTCTAGGCATAAAACCCTCCTTTTAGTTACTTAACCTGTGCCAACAGGTTACCATTAATGTTACCAAGTTGTCAAGTGTTTAGTGCAACTTCCCTTGTAACCTGCGTGTAACAAAGGGATGTAGGGGAGGGGATAAGATAAGATAAGAGTAGAGAAGATAAGACCGGGGGTTGTTAAGGGGGGGGGAATAAACTCAAGCAACTTGACACAGGGCCCCCGTTGTGTTATTTATTAACTATGCTGACTCAACGTCAGGAAACTTTTAGAAACCTTGTCTTCCAAGGTATCATTCCTTTCAAAGCTTACGAACAAGCAGGCTTCAAAGTTACTACCAAGCACGCCGCTGAATCAAATGCTTCTCGTCTGCTGAAAAATGCTGAAATTCAAGCTTCCTTGGAAGAACTACGCAAGCCTGCAAAGAAAGCTCTTATTGCCACAAGAGACGAATTAGGAGAGATTTATACCATAGCTGTCAAAGGGTCAAAGACGAACATCAGGGATAAGGTATTAGCAGGCAGAGAAATCAGCCAATTATACGGGTATTATAACCAGCCACCGGGACAGAATGTCAATATCGTTTTTCTAATTGGCAAGGGATATGCAAATCAATTAAAAGAGGGTAAAGGTGGCCACTGAAGTTAAGGTAGTCTGGGAGCCTATCAACAAGCCACAAGATGGTTTTGTGGCTTCTCAGGCTCCCCGTTCTTTGTTTTCTGGGGCGTTTGGGGCTGGTAAGACGATAGCCTTATGCGCTAAGGCACTGAAGCTGTCTCTTGATTATCCCAGGAATTACGGTCTGATATGTCGTAAAGTCAGGGCAACTCTCGGTCAAACCACCCTCAAAACTTTCCTTGAAAAAGTATGTCCTCGAGAACTTATTGCTAGCTATAATAAGAGTGAGGGGTTGGTTACGCTTAATAATGGCTCTCAAATACTTTTTGGTGGGCTGGATGACCCTCTAAAGCTCGGTTCATTGGAGTTGGGTTGGGCTGGTCTAGACGAGGCTATAGAGACTAATGAGGATGACTGGCGCATGATTGAAGGGAGATTGCGGTTGCCGGACGTTCCTCATCAGATATTTGCTGCTACTAACCCTGGTCCTCCGACTCATTACCTTTACCGAATGTTTTTCCAAGAGCAGAAAGGAGATGTTTACCAAGCCAGCAGTTATGATAATCCAGCACTACCAGAGGATTACAGGCAACGCCTCTCTGAGTTTGAGGGAGTTTACAAAGACCGATACGTATTAGGGTTATGGAAAGGGCTGGAGGGTTTAGTATATTCAGCATTTGATGAGAAGATATGTTTGATACCAAGGTTTGAGGTTGATAAAAAGTGGCCTGTTTATGTGGGCCATGACTTTGGTCGGGTAAATGCTGCTGCTTTATTTTATGCTGAAAGTCCTGGTACAGGGGACTTCTTTGCCTTCGCAGAATATTGGCCTTCTTCTGAGATGAGCTATTTTGACCATGTGCAGGCTTTTAAGATGATTACCGATGGGTGGAATGTGTTAAGGCGAGTAGGTGGCAATCATCAGGAGACAGGGGAAAGGCAAGCGTATACGGCTCAGGGTTGGCCGATAAGTGAACCGAAGCATAGTCTTGATAAGCCTCTCCAAATTAAAAAGGTTCAAGCGATGCACCGCTTGAATAAGGTTTATATCTTTAACGACTTAACTAATTATGTCAGAGAGAAGTTCAGTTTTGTATTTAAGGGTGAGGTCATAGATAATGAGGCTAAATTTCACTTAATGGCTTGTGAGAGGGCTATATTGAGTGACTTTGTGCCTGAGACCGTGAATACAGGAGTACCAGTAGCGGTAAGTAACGCAACTGGTAGGCCTTTAAGGAGTAGAACAAGGAGGATAAGATGGTAGAAAGGAGGTATGATGTATACTGTAACATCTAATACTGATATATGTTTTGACTTCCAAGATGTGAAGGTAGAGTACTTTTTCGTTGGAGTGGCACCTAAAAACTGGGTTACACGGATACTATTGGGGTTTCTGAGGTTCGAATTGAAGTGTATGTGGATTGAGGAGGGCGAGTCCAGTGACACTATCAGACTATCTGGTACTATTCAAGCGACTGGGGAAGGCCTCGACCTGCCCCAATTCACCGCCGAAGATGTAGACGTTAAGGAGGCAAAATATGGTTGAAAGAAAAAGTTGCGACCCCCCACTGAATGAGTTAATTGAATCAGGACGTGTTTTTGTTCCTTTAGTTGCGGAACACCTGAAAGTGGATGCTGAGGCAAGGATTATAGGATTGGAGGAGGAGTTAAAATACCTTTATGGGAAGGAAGATGAGATAAGAGAACGGATTAAAGAAAAATGTTTAGCCTTAATAGAAGCGCGGGATAGATTGTTACTTTATTGAAGGAGGCATGATGGAAGCTTATTCAAAGGAATTCAAGTGTCCTGTCTGTGAACTAAAGGCGTGGTTAATCGTCATATTGAAGATAGATGAGCCCTATCTTCCACCGCTTGAGGGATTCTTTGAGGGGATAGTTAAAGAGATGAAAGAAAGTGGGATGGTTAAAGGGGATTGGGCTTTCTCTCTTGATTCTAAGGAGGGACCAGTCGCAGACGACCGTCTTCTCGGTTCTCTGCCAATAGGGTCTGAGATACCCGGATATGGTTTCGTTACTGATATATGTCCTGAGTGTGGTTGTATATATACTAGAATGCTTCGAAGAAGGGTGATGAAGAAGGGACTAGCTCCAGTAGAACTCTTTAACAGGGAGCAGAGAAGGCACGGCTTTCAAATGCCACCGTTACAGAATTAAGGAGTATTATGGCAACTAGAGAAGAGATAAGGGAAGGAATACTAAAAATTCAAAGATGCGAAGATGGAGGTGATTGCCCTGAGGATTATGAGGGTGATGACCCTTGTCCTGAATGCAGAACCGAAAAACTAACAAACTACCTCCACTCACAGGGGGTAGTGATAAAGGTAGAGGGGAAGTTGCTTGATACTATCCCCGACCTTTGTGTGGTGAATCTTGTGGAAGGAAGGGGTTACCCTAGATGTATGGCTGGCTATGAAGCAGTAGAATCTTTAATAGAGGTGAAGGATGACTAAGCAAGAAGGGATAAGGGAAATGACTAAGAACTACCTAGTAGGATGTATTCACGGAGCTACTGCGAGTTATGCTAGTTTAAGTGGATACGATAAGTCAACAGTGGACTTTGAGACAGATGAACTACTAGAAGAACAATCCAAGCAGGGGTTAGTTCTCAAGGTAGAGAGGGAGTTGCCTGTAATAACGTGGAACTCAGATGACCCCCTATATGACATAGCTTTTCAGAGGGGTATAGCAGAAGGTATGGGTAAATTACTCAAAGCTGGCTATGAAGCAGTAGTGCCACTGATAGAGGGGGAATGATAATGAAATGTGCTTATTGTAAAGACCCGATTTATAAGAACCAAAGGCTAAAAGTGGAAGGAAAAACACTCCCCTTTCACAAAGGTTGTCTTAACATTGCACTTCGCAAGCAATAGAATCTTAAGGAGGGATAATGCCATTAAGTAAGTTTCTTAAGAAACTTTTGAGAGAACAAAGAGAGTATGAGGAGTGGGACATGGCATTACTTGAAGCGTGCTTAGATGAGGTTGGCTTCTGGAGAGGCTTGTGGTGTTATATTCTGTGTCATATCTATATAGAGTTGAAATCTATCAGGGGGGGTGGGTAAAGATGCCAAAGAAGACAAATCTACCGAGTGAAACAAAGATGTATAGTATAAACCCTTCAAATGGTGAAGTTTTAGTTCACCATCTACCCTGGGCAGAAGACAGTCCCCAATTGCAGAAGTATATAAAGAGGGGATTCACTTATGAGAGGCCAGAAGGTATAACTCAGGTGACTGGTTTTTTCTGTGAATGTGGTAAGGAGTGTTCTTCAAAAGCAGGTCTCAAAGCGCATGAGAGGAGTCATAAATGAATACTGAGTTAATTGAAGCGTTAGACAATTTTCAAAAGGCAAGGCAAGAGCTTAATAAGTTTACTCTTCCGTTCACAATTGATGTGGATGGTGAGTATTACACCTTGAGTTGTCCGACTTGTGGAACTATCTTTGGGAGAGGTGATCGCACGGGGTTTATTCACTTCGATATCCCGATAATATGTTGCGATAAGATTCTACAGTAGGAGGTTTTATGGCAACTAGAGAGGAGTCATAAATAATGGATACATCAGAGACTTATATCAAGATGAGGTTCGCAGCAATACCAGACTTGGGGCTAGGTGTACCGTGTGAGCTTGACAGCCCTTATATTGACAACCGAACCTTCATGGATAAGAAGGGGGACTGGTATGCAGTCCTTAAAGGAAGCAGTGGTATTTGTACTATCTGCCAACTTGAACGCCAAGACCAGTTTCAGGAGATGCTAACGGATACCTTTCCTGATGGCGTGTGGAAACCATTTGATGTGTTCAAGAACTTCTGGTACTGGTTTGCCCAGTGGGATAATTGGGGGGAAGAACCCGATCTTTACTTCGATGTTCCTGTGGCAGCAACCTCAATGGAACAACTCTGGTTAGCGTTTTTAATGAAGGAAAAACACAATAAGATTTTGGATGGTGAAGTATGGCAGACACTTGGGAGATGATAGACAGCCGTATGCGAGACCTTAAAGGTCTTACTGATAAGATGGATAAAGTCAAAGACCGGCTCTATCTTTCGGCCTATTCCTTGTTGGACTTTGATGGTAAAACTCCGTTAAATGACGTAATAAATGTAACTGAGAATAAGTCAGCCACGTATGTAACAAGGATAGTAGCTGGCTTAATGGCTGCACAGTGGCAGGGTGTAGTTGCGGGTTCTGTTACGAAAAGGGAAGCTAAGAAGATAGAGCAGTTTATTGAGGATTCTCTGGAGCAGGGTGATGAGTATATGCTCAATAAATTCGGGTTAGCTGGTCTAAATGCCTGGCTGTGTAATCACGTATGTACCAGGAGCTTGATCGGGGTGCAATGGATGTCGTACGTGAAGGAAGGTGAATATATAGTTGAGTGTCTTCCTGTAGATATGAGATGGACTCCCTTTGTCTTGAATAAATGGGTAGCCCCGATAACGTTCAGAAGTAAAGAGGACTTGCTACAAGAGCTTGAAGGGTACAAGGAAGCACCTGGTGTATACAAAGAGCCTGGTGAATTAAAGGACCTGGATAATGAGGTCAGGGATTTCTGGGATGGTGAGAAGAATGAGTTATGGATTGAGGGACAACTAGTTTTTGAACAACCCTCCCCATATAAAAAGCCACCCTTTGTAATTGTCTTCCCCCCTTCAGGTTTTATGTTTAGGGATAAGGGGTATCTTGAGCACGAATCGCCAAGTCTTCTATTTTTGAATGAGGGGTTGTATGACGAGATAAGCAGGCAATTATCTATAGATGCTACTCTCGGCTTTGAGCCAGTCGTGCCGAGGTATGAATACGAGACAGAGCTTCCAAAAAGTGGGCCATCGGACGCCCCTCCGGAGAGAGGTGCGACACTAGCACGAAAGACAGGTGAACTGCATAAGTTAGTGCCCCGGCCTGATGTGAACACGGCTACACTGGCCTCTCGCGAAGAAATCTTAAGGCTGGTGGATGAGGCTGCTCCTATTGCGCCGAGGGCATATACTCAACCACCCTCTGCTATAGAGGTGACTACGGAGGTTGAACTACTGAATCAACTTCAGAATCCACGTATTAAAGCCTTAGAAATGTTAAAGGAACAGTTAGCCCGCTTGATGATTGAACAATTTATGGAGGTAGAAGGGGAAGTCCTGGTTGGGAAGACGGGCAGGAAGAGACAGCATTCGATGGGGGAATTGAAAGACCCTGACAAATATACTATCTCTTATCGGTTAATGACAAAGAACAAGAGGTTGGAGATAGTAAACGAAGCACGCTTTCTGGCATTATATGGTAAGGCACCACTTGATTTTCTACTTCGGGATGTTTTGATGGTAGAAGACCCTGATGGGTGGACGAGGGCACTCGAATTGGAAGAGGCTCGACAAGCTGACCCTGCACTAGCTTTATTTGAAATGGCACTCAGGTATGTAGAAGAGGCAGAAGATACGGAGGATAAAGAAGGTGCAGAACTGAAGAGGTTCGAATCAATGATGCTGGTTGATAGGGGTGTGGCTATAGTAAAACAGAGGATGGAACCTGCGCCTTTACCACAAGAAGCCCAGACACCGACACCAGAAAAGCCGAAGGGGAACGCAGGGGGTCTTGTTTCTCTGGTAAGTAAAGGGCAACCTGAGGGGGTTATTTAATGTATAGACCTGAAGGATGGGAGAACCCATATCAGTATGAGGCTTCAGGAGTCAGTGGAAGAGTTAAGGGAGTATTGAACTTACAACATTTAGCTGTTGAAGCTGGTGCTGATGCTATGTTGGTGGCATTGAGAGAAGAGATGAAGGATTTTGGGACACACCACACAATAGGTATCTTTATTGAAGAAGTGATGGGAGAGGAGTTAGCATGGCGTTAAAGTGGACACGTAAAGATTGTATCGAACACATAACTCAATTAAAGAGTCCTTTTGAGGATATGAAGGCCAAGGAGAATCTACCAGAGAGACTGAAAAATATCTCTAGGAATAGGCGAGAAGAAAATCCGAGGACATAGGAGAATAGATGATGAGATTTGACAAATATTGGCTACATGCGAAGCAGTGTCCTATCCCTAAAGGATACGGGTTTGCCTATTGTGAATATGACAGGGCAGTTGAAGTATATTATCCTCTCCCACTTAATTATATCATAAGGTATGCGAGAAAGGTCTATTGGAAGTTTCTACGAGCCTTTCATTGGCTAGGGCTTATTGATGTTGCAGCAGGTGAAGTGTTTACATGGAACGATTTCTACAGAATAAAGACTCACTAGGAGTATAGATGGTATTAAGTACTAAGAAACCAGGTTGGATGCTTGAAGAGGCTAAGAAAAGGCGAGAGGAAGAAAGCAAGTTAGGTAAGACAGTTCACACTTTTGATTATTGGTATCAGCAACTTGCGATAGAAATAAGGCCTAAACCTCCAGTAAAAGAGCCTGAAGAACCCATAGAGGAACCAATACTTCCAAGTCTTCGTGCTCGTGGATTCATTGAGAGAATAGGGCGAGAACCTTTACCTCCCATTGAGGAACCGAGAGAAGAACTCCCTGAAGTAGCGCCCACTGAAGAAATAACAGATGAAGACCTTGAGACTTTTGTTGACGAGATAGAGATTCAGGGCAGGACTCCTGAACTTGAGATGTTACTGGTAGAGATGGGGGCTACTCCTGAAGATGTCGATGAGATATTTGGTGTGCCAGCGGAAGTGACAGATGAGGAATTTCTTTATCAAGAATACCTCCGTACTGGTGGGAAACTAGATGTTAGTGCATGGAGAGTAGTTGGAAGTCCCATCCGTCCTGAAGATGAGAGGGAAGAAGTGGGGGTGAAACCACGAGCAACAAAATACCTTGAAAATCAGTGGGGAGAATGGTTAGTAAAAGAAGTCTCTGAAGGCCTTAATAAATCATACATGCTTGTAACAAATGTTGACATAGAGGATTATATTGTAGACCATCCTGATGTATGGGAGCGTGTTGAAGCATGGCAAAAGGAGTTTCCTGCATTAACTTTAATGGATGAGGTTGGTATTTTGGGGGGGAGCCTATTGATGCTCCCCCAACAATGGGGTGCAGCAATTCTACAAGCAACTCAGGGCTTTGGGGGAGCAAGTGTTGTAGACCCTGATTGGGCTGACAGGTTTATAGAGGATGCCAATAGAGAGATGAATGAATTTGTCAGCGAGGTTTCTATAAAATATAAGGAGAGACCATCGCTACTGGGCATATCTCCTGCGGATATGGCATCGGTCTCTCGTAATATTGCTTATTCCCTAACTTCAATGGGGGCAGGTCTTATTGTTGGCTTACCGACAGCCCTAATTCCGGTGCCTGGAGCAAGGGTTGCTGCTTGGACAGCAGGAACGGCTGCATCAGGAGCCGTTGCTTATCAAATGACTACTTATCAAATAACGCAAACATATTTGGAGTTAATGAATGAAGAAAAGATAGCCAGAACAGGTACGGGATTAACTAGGGAAGAAGAGGAACAACTAAAAGATGATTTCTTTGACAAGGCAAGGAAGTATGGTCTGTGGGAAGCAGTCCCAGAGGCTCTTAGTAATCTTGCCTTTGCAAAGTTATTAACTGGCCCTTTAACTGGGATGGTTGGTAGGTCAATAGCTTCTCGGATTGTTGTTAAGGTAGGTGGAATCTATGGTGAGGAGTTGTTGACTGAGACAATAACGCAGAAGGGGCAGTCGGATATTGAGGTGGAGGCTGGATTGAGAGAGGGGAGAATAAGTTGGCAAGAGGCATTCAAAGAAGTAGCTCCTCAAACGTTCCTCTTAACAACGATAATGGGGGGTCTTGGGCAAGTAACTGTATCCTCGGTTAATAAGATAAAGGCATCCTTAAAAAGTGAAATAGGTGAAGAACATCCTTTATTTAAGGAAATAAATGAAAACATCACAGAGGATATTATTCCTACTTCTACAGAACCAGAGTTAGCATTGCCTGAAGAAGTTATCACTCCAACAGAAGTTCCAACTAGAGTTCCTCCAACAAAACCACCTTTAACTGAGGCTCTTATTAAAGAAGCTGATGAGATAGTTACTAAAGCGGAAGCTATTCAACCTGAAAATCCTTCTGTAATTGAGTTCAGGAGGTTGGTTAATGAGGCACAAGGAGCAACTGGTGAGGTTCAAAGGCAGGCTCTTATCAAGATGGAAGCACTTGAGGATGAGATAAGAGCAATAGTTCCTGAAGAACTCCCCACAGTAGAACCTGAAGTAGTCCCAACTAAAGCAGTAACCCCTACAAATTGGCAAAGAGCTTTAACAGAAGCTGATGAGACTATGGTTTCATTAAAAACTGGGCAACTTCGTCCTGATTTAACAGTAGATACGCAAGAATATCAGGATTTTATTGACAGTGAAATAACTAGAATAGCCAGTAAATATGGTGTGCCTGAAGCAATCTTGCGGAAACAAACCTTGTGGGAACCGAGTCCTGCGGGAGTAGAAGAAAGGATACCACTTACTGAGGCTGAAATAGATGAACTAGTTGCTAGTGTTGCCAAACCCCCTGAAGTTGCAAGAGGTGAAGAGGGTTTCGTTAGGTTGCCTGGGGAACCAGAACCTGTTAGAACTTTACCAGTGGAAGAAGTATCTAAGTTAGAGACTAGAATACCCATAGACCTCATACGGAAAGATGAACCAGAAACGATTAGAAGACTAACTGAGGAAATTCAAAGGGAAGGCATAAAGGAACCGATTGTAATAAGAATCCGAGAAGATGGCTCTCAAATAGTATGGGATGGAATACACAGACTTATAGTAGCACAAGATTTAGGAATTAAGGATATTCCTGTTAGATTCATTAGTGATGAGGGTTTAGGAGTTAAGCCTCCAACAGAACCCGAACCTCCGACTCTTCCTCCTGGATTAAAAAAACCAATTGAGTCACTATCTACAGCAGAATTAAAACAACGTATTGAAAAGGCTACTCCTTATAGGAAACTTTACCAAGCTGAATTAGATAGGAGAGCAAAGCCTGAAATTGTTGAAGCACCCCCAGTAGAAGAAGTTGTCTCTGATGATAAGGGGGTAATAACACCTCCACCTGATGAGGTTTTACCAAAGGCTGTTGAAGACAATACTCCTATGATACAGGATATTGGCGTAAAGGAAAGGGTTAGAGGAAGTCGCCACGTCTTTGACAAAATGGGTGTATATGAGATATGGGAAGGGATTACTGAAGCCGAGGTGCTAGTATCTGAGGCTAACACAGTCTTCAATAAAGAAGTAGATGCAATTACTAAGCGTGTTGGTAAGGATAAGGAACGCTGGGGTTTAATCTTTGATGACGCTAATGAAAAAGGTAGCGTAGTGGGACTTACTTTTGAAGAAAAGAGGGCTGTAAATTATATCAGAAACTGGGCAAATGAATGGGCAGAAAAAAAGAACTTGCCTCAAGAGAAGAGAATAGAGGATTATATCCCTCACCTTTTTGAGCAGGAAATGATTGACCAGATTAAAGAACGGGATGGTATATCGCCTGAAATTGCTGGCGTATTAAACGAGAGAGTATCAAAGAAAATCACAGACCCATTTCTTAAGGAACGTCTAGGTGCTTTAGGCTTTATACGCGACCCCTTTAGAGCTATGAAGGCTTATAACGCTGTTTCTAATAGGGTTCTTTATTATGAGCCATTTCTACAAAAGATAGCAGCTATAGCCAATGATACTTCTATGCCCAAGAGGTCAAGGGAATATCTTAAAGATTACTCTCGAAGGATGACAGGTGAACCATCTAAACTAGACCAGGATATAAACAAGTCTCTTGCTGAAGTTGGTGAGGCAATAAGGAAATTGCCGGGTGGCGAGGGATTGGCTAATCTTCTTACTAAAGGTAATCCCTCTGGCTTGGCTGCCTATAATCTTACGAGTGCTCTATATACTCTTTGGTTAGGTTTTAAGGCTACGTCTGCTATTAGAAATCTTAGTCAGCATGGGTTGATAATTGGTGAAGTCGGGCCAATTCACTTTGCCAATGGAATAAGACTAAGGATTACTAAAGAGGGGCGAGCAGCGTTAGAGAAGTCCCTTGTTCTAAGAGGACGCAAGATGGCGTTCACAGCAGGTCTTGATGCTTCTTTTGCTGATAATTGGGCAGGCAAGTTTAGGGAAACTGCGCTATGGATGTTTAGGTATGCTGACAAGCAAAATGTGTCTGATGCCTTTCTTTCTGGTTACTCTGAAGCCAAGTCTTTGCTTCCTGATGCTGACCCATCGGTGTGGATAAAGCGTGCTGATGAGGTCGCCGCTGATACCCAGTATTTATATACCAAGATGAACAGTATGGCCATCGCTCAAAATGCTCCTGGCAGGGTATTCTCTATGCTCACTACGTGGACTGAAAACTGGATTGAGTTGACGGGTAAGTGGATAACACGTAGACCATCAAAGGTTTACTCTGAATATAATGAAGCTACAGGTGTAGATGTATCTGGTGCAAATTGGTCTACTACATACAAAGCTGTTGCAATGTATCTTATTATAGCAGCCATCGGGTATATTCTCAAGGAAAAGACTAGATTGAAGGCTCTTGAATATACAGGTATTACATCACTCAAATATATGGCTGGGGTGGTTGGTGGGGAGTTCCCAGCATTAGAGGCACCTGGGGCTGTTGCTGACCTCATAGCAGGCGTATTAACTCAAGATGATAGGTTGATGAAGCAGGGTTGGAATCAGGTAAAGAATATCTTTACTCCTGGAGTAATAAGGCAGATTATGGGGGTAGCTTTGGGCGATAAGGACTGGTTGACATTATTCTTTTACCTTGAAGGCAAGAGTATAGAAATTAAGAGATTAAGGGATAAATGGAAGAAGGGATGGGAGGGCTATGAGGATTTATCCGATGTGTTAATTAGGGGCAAGGAGTATCCTACTCTTACTAAGGGTCAAGCACAAAGCAAATGGAGAGAAGATAATCCCTTTTTAGAAGCACAGATGTTTGTTGTTGGCCAATTCACGACACTATCCTCAGAAGAAGCACGGCAAGGAGTATCCTACCTTATTGAGACAAATAAGTTAGACCCTGAACTAATAGAGGGTTATGAGAAGGTCTTTGGGATAGATACCTCAACAGAACTAGCTCCATTTCAAAAGCGGATAGGCAACCTTGAGAAGCTGGTAATAGGGGAAGAAGCTGAATACTTTGATATGGGTCGCTTTGCTGGTGAAGTTCATAAGTGGGTAAACACTCAAGGTAGGTCTAAGGTTATGAGAGACGGACACCCCTTAGCGGTAGAACTGCTAAATGCTGAGGACTTATGGGAACCCTATTTTAACCAAGAGTCTGCTGACCAGAGGAAATTAGATAGGCAGAGAGACCCTGAATTAGAGGGCCAGTTATATTTCTGGGGCAAGGTTCAATCCTTTGAAAACCCAAAGAGTGCTGAGATTCTTTTGAGTTTGATGAAGAAATATAATATACCTCCAGAGGCTATCAATGCTTTTCAGCAAGACCCTCAGAAGTATGATGATTTGTTCACACAGAAGTTTGAGTTAGAAAAGAAGTCGTTTGAACTGGATACTCTGTATGACAACTATGGCAATACTGAATCTGATGTTTATATTGAAGACCTGGAGGAGCGCAAGGAATCAAGAACTAAACTCAAAGAAGATAACCCTGAGTGGGTAGCTGACCTAAGACGCATTGAGGCCATTGATAATGAGGCTGATGAGGGAACTATTGAAAGTTGGGTAGAACGAGGTAAAACGGTAGATGAATTTGGGGCTGGTAGTTCCGAAGGTAAGGTCTGGTTGCTTGACAATCCTGAAGCGCATAAATGGGCTTTGGAGCAGAAACTACTTACCGATGATGGTTCAGATTGGAATGAGAATGTTTTGAGGATAAATGTCCAATGGGCAAAGGAAGATGATGAATACAATGCCCTCCCTGTAGAAGATAGGGAAGTTTACCTTGATAAACATGAGGGCTATCGCAAGGACAAGCGGAGGCGGGATGGTTACAGTAAGGGAATAACTGAAATAGAAGACTATGTAGCTTTTTATGAACTACCGACTAAGGGGTATTGGCAGGAGAGATTTTTAGTTGAACATCCTAAATTAGCTAAAGAGATGAACAGGGATATTCCAATTAAAGTTCTACCAGAAGAATATGATATATTGCGCGAAAAGGAAGATAAGACTCCAGAAGATAAACTCCGAATTACTGCCTATGAAAAGGAAGTTCCTGAAAATCAACTTGATACCTATGTCTCCTACTACTCAATAGAGAAACCCGAAGACTACCCAAAGAACACAACATACTGGGAAGATGATTGGTTTTTAGTGGAACATCCTGACTTCTATAAAGAGGTCTATATCGGAGTCCTTGGGAATCAGGAAAGGGACTTTACTAAAGTTCCAACACGTGAGGTTGGAGCCAAATATATACATTACAAGACACTAACAAGCCAGATGGAGAGAGACCAATACCGTCTAGATAATCCTGACTTAGATGAGTGGGGTGTCTCAGTGGGGATATGGTCAGTTACTATGAGTGAGAAGAGACGGAGGTTAGGTTTAACACCTGGTGAAAGATTTAGGGAGTCTCTTAAATAAGGAGGTTAAAAATGCCAGCAAAGTCAAAGGTACAACAGCAAGCTGCGGGTGCTGCACTGTCAGCAAAAAGGGGAGAAAGGAAAGTATCTTCTCTGAAGGGTGCAGCTAAAGGTATGTATATGTCTATGACAAAAGAAGAACTGGAGGAGTTTGCTGGAACTAAGACCAGAGGTTTGCCCCGAAAGGTAAAGAAGAGTTAACACTATGAGTGAGGTATATATTAAAAACGAAGGATTGTTTGTTACACTTTCTTGTAGTAATGTTGAGCCTAATGAAATGGGCAGGAAACAATTCTATGAGGAACAATCTTTAGGTGTTAAAGCTTTGAAACCAGACCCTTATTATTTATCTTTAGTAGAAGGTAAAACTAACTTTGATTTCCTCTTCACTGAATATAAGAAAATGTATCTTTCTGGTGAGTGGTGGGGATTCTTACTTCTATGGAAGGATTGGGAAGGCAAGCGTTGGGTATTGCCCCATTTATGTAAATGGTATGTTAAAATCACAGAGAGAGAACTTCCTGAATGGTTGCACAAAGAGATAACTTATGAGGCACTACGGGAAGAACTCTTTTAGGGGTAGCTTGACAACTAAAAACAATTGTGATAACGTAAAAATAGAACTAACCAGAACTCAACAGGTTTTCTTGGAATTTTGTAAAGAGTTTGGTTGGGGTAAATTAGAAGTTACGGTTGTAAGAGGTGAGCCGGTCGCCAGTAAAGAGCTTGAACGGACTCACCGACACGATGCTTAACAATTGAATAGGTTTGCTGCGGTGTAGGTGCATATGTCTGGTGACTGAAGGTGAGAGTCCTTCTTGGAGCCAGTAATCGGCAGCCAGTGAGGGGTTGAAGCGTAATCAGCCAGCAAACCAGGCGAATCTAGGAAGATAGCCGAATTTGATTCCTTCGGGAATTGGGTTCGGCTTTTTTTATTAAAAGGAGGAACTATGGAAACGGGCGTAAAAGAAACCCCTCCAGGCACTATGCCAGAAGCAGAAGGGCGTAAGGGAATATCCCCTGATGAAGGGCGTAAAGAGATATCCTCTCCTGAAGAAGGCAAAACCCCTGAGAAGGAAAAAACTGTATCCCCGGAATCCCCGGAAGAAGAACCCTTACTTTATAGCCAGAAACAGTCTGATGCTCTAATTCTTGCTGCCAAGTCTGAAGATGGCAGGAAGTCGGCTGAACGTGAAAGAGAACTTACGACCCTAAAAGAGCAGATTCTCTCGAGGGAAAACGAACTGGAGGACGTTCAGGCGGAAATAAAAACCCTTGAAGAACAGATTAATGACCTTACCAGTGGTGACCCGAAGAAGTTCGACCTCGTGAAGATGGGTAGGGATTTACGGGAAAGGGAACGTGGCCTGAAATCTAAAATATCTAACTTTGAAAGCAAGGAAACATCGTTCCTTGAAAGAGAAAAGCGGGTGAACTCCTTTGAGTTGGACATCCTTATAGAAACCGTTGCGGAGAAATATGAGGATGGCGATTCTGGCAGGTTGAAAAAGGCAATCGGTGTTTTTGAGAATCCGACTGAGGAGCAGGTAGGCACTATCGCTGAGATATTGTTTAGTACCAAGGCAAAAGTGTCACCCAAGACCTATTCTGGTAAAACTGATGGGGGTGGTGGGTTAATTCATACGAGAGCTGACATAGCTAAGCGAGACTATTGGGACAAAAATAAGGAAGACATCCTGAAAGCTCAAGCTGAACCAGGTCAGCCTCGAATAAAGTAGTGAGGTAATATATGACATTAAGTGGAAGAACCCCAACTGGGGCTGATACCGCAGGTCATGTGCCTGAAATATGGAGTCAGCAAACTATAGATGAAGCTGAGAAGGAACTGGTTGCCTGGGATGCAACCGACCATAGCTGGCAGAAGGACTTGGTAAAGGGTGACACTGTGAACATCGGTCTTATCAACAATGTAGACGCTACCGAAGTGGTCGTAGGAACTAAGGCTGCCAGTCTGGATATAGCTACAGGCAGTAAACTCCAACTCATCATGGACCAGTGGTTTGAAGCCCCAATAGATGTGGATACCATGACAGTCAAGCAGTCTCAGACAAACTGGGCTACTAAGGCTCGGGGAAAGGCAGCTGAGTCCATTAGACGGAAGGTTGATTCTACTGTTTGTGCCCTGTACTCCAGCCTTAATACTTCGATTGGTGTAAAGGGTGTTGACGGAGATGAGATAACTGATGACCTTTTGCTTGAGCTCAAGGAGATACTGCTTGAGGCAGATATTCCAATGGACAACGATTTGTTCTTGATTTTTGACCCATCCGGTCTAACTGACATGCTGAAATACGATAAGTTCGTTGCTGCACAGTATGTCGCTATTGGAGCCGTTAATAATGGGCAGATTGGGAAAACACCTATCTATGGTTGCAATGTTCGAGTAACCAATAACCTGACGGCAGCGACTACAGGTGCCTATGCAGCGATGGTACACAGGTCGGCCATTGCCAGTGCTCTTCAGATAGAGAGTCCCTGGACAAAAGATTTTGAAGAGCTACATCAGGTTAGATTCCAGCATGAGGCTCTTTGGGGTGTCCTGGAGGTCAGAGACACCTTTGGCATCTGCTTCTTTACCAGGAAAGCGTAATATGCCAATTTACGAATATCTGTGCGAGTCGTGCGAGAGATGTAAAGAGGTCGGCCCAAGTGCAGAGTCACCTCCTACTTGTTGTGGTGTGATTATGAGACGCACTTATTCAACGGTGGGGATTAGGGATTCTAAAGCCATTACTGGCAAACGGCGTGAACTCTGGATAGACCGTATGGATGAGATAC